GAAAACATTAGCATCATCAAATGGATTTTTATTTGCTAAAATATCACCAGCTTTATGAATGTGATCCCAGAATAATTGTAGTGGTGTTCTAGGCTCGGCTCGTTGCTGTGGCTCTTGTTCTTTTTTCAATTGCCTTCTAAGGTCTTTTAACTTAGAGCCTATTGAATTGCCTAGCAATCTCTTTTTATTTTTATCGACATCATTCAAGTCTTTTGCAGGGGTTTCAAATAAAACTCTATCAGAATGAGGCCATGCCTTAGTTATAGCCACTCTAACACTTTCATAGTATTCTGGCGTACAAGTGGACTGACCAGACTTAGTATTAGGACTTAATAAGTCTGTCCATTTTTTATTAAGCTCACGTAAAACTTGAATGAGTTTTTTGCCGTGCTTAACATCATTAATCAAAGCTTTTTCAAATTCTGGCTCAATATGATCAATCTGTGTATTTTTATTAGACATAATATATTCCTTTATTTAATTTAAAATAAGTTAGGGAAATCCCTAACACGGTTGGTGTGTCCTTCCGATAAAACCTTTATAGCATAACTTGTTAACACTTGTCTTAATCAAATACTATTTACTATAACTTGTTACCATATGATACTAAATAGTATTGTTAGGGAATTCCCTAACTTGTCACCCATACCCCACCCGTACCCCCCACTTTGTGTGTGTCGCACACGGCATCTGTATACATATTAATTTTCTCAAACATTTTCGTTTTTTCTGAGTTTGACCCCCCACCCCCCTTTTTTAGGAACACCCCCCTATAGGAGTCCCAAACTACTTTACAAAAAAATTTTTTTCGCTATATAATATTTTGCGTGGCCCCATAAATACAAATAGATTCGTATTTACCCATCAGGGGTTACGCACCACGGTTAGTACCTGCGAGCGAGAATGACGATTACGGCTGAACCTGAGTTAGGAGTTCCTTTAGAAAAGGCTAAACCTTCTTTGGATTTGAAGGAACGCACGAATGCTGCGGCTAATACAGCAAAAGAATTAGGAAAACATGGGTTAGACGTAACACCTGATAAGGAAGATAAGGATGTTGCATCAAAAATATCTGCCTCATATGCTGGTGATCCTGCTGGAACTTCTAAAAAGGTTACTCAAAAGAAGATTTCCACCCTTAAACCAGCCTCAATCATACTAACAGATAGCATTTTAAACGAGTTTGGGCGGTCTGTAGTTGAAAATTCGTTGCAAATACGTCACTTAGTAACAAATAAATTGCTTTTAGAGAGTGAAAACCCTGATCCAAGGGTTAGAATACGTGCTTTAGAGCTATTAGGTAAGATTTCAGACGTAGGATTGTTTGCAGAGAAGTCAGAAGTGACTGTAACACACCAGTCAACAGATGATTTGAGGGAAAAACTACGTTCTAAGTTGGCAAAACTGGTAAATCCAGAGGAAGAAGTCGAAGAAGCCGTAGTTATTAACGGTGAATCTATAGATGTGGATGAAGAATTAGGTCTAAAGGACGAAAATGACAGCAGTTGAACAGGCTTTTGACTTTTCTGAGGCCGAAATCCAGATAATGTTGGATAATTTAGATAAATATACCCCTGAAGAGGTGGTAGAGATCGACAAAATGGTCGATGAACTCGCTGTTCGCAGTAGAAATCAAAAAGCGTATGACGATTTGATTGCGTTTTGTAAACATATGCAGCCAGATTACATTGTTGGCAAACATCATAGGCTTCTGGCAGATATGTTGATGGCTATTGAACAGGGAGACAAGGACAGGATCTGCGTTAACATTCCTCCAAGACATGGTAAGTCCCAACTTGTCTCCATAATGTTTCCTGCGTGGTTTTTAGGACGTAATCCTAACAAAAAAGTGATGATGGTATCACATACAACCGACTTGGCGGTGGATTTTGGTAGAAAAGTACGTAATTTGATTGCCACAGATGGATATAAACAGATATTTCCTACCGTAAAGCTTGCGATTGACTCAAAATCTGCAGGAAGGTGGAATACAAACACAGGAGGAGAGTATTATGCTTGTGGAATCGGTTCCTCTATTGCAGGTCGTGGTGCTGACTTGCTGCTTGTTGATGATCCTCATTCTGAGCAAGATGTGATAAACGGTAACTTTGAAGTCTTTGAGAAAGCGTATGACTGGTTTACCTTTGGTGCTAGAACACGTTTGATGCCTGGGGGACGTGTAGCTATCATACAAACACGTTGGCACATGGATGACCTGACAGGACGTGTTACTAAGGACATGGCTCAAAATGATAAGTCAGACCAGTACGAGGTAGTAGAGTTTCCAGCTATATTAAAGATTCAAGATCAGAAAACTAAAAAAGAAGTAGAAAAACCACTATGGCCTGAGTTCTTTGATATGGATGCGCTGATGAGGACAAAGGCATCTATGCCTGTCTTTCAGTGGAACGCGCAGTATCAACAAGAACCTACAGCAGAAGAAGCTTCTATTGTCAAAAGAGAATGGTGGATGAAGTGGAAGGATGAGCGACCTCCGCTGTGTGAATATATTATTATGTCACTGGATGCAGCGGCTGAAACACATAACAGAGCAGACTATACGGCATTAACTACATGGGGTGTCTTTCTAAATGAAAGTGATAACACACATAATATTATACTTCTTAATAGTATAAAAAAGCGTCTGGAGTTTCCTGAGTTGAAAGCTCTAGCTATGGATGAGTACAACGAGTGGAATCCTGATTCGTTCATTGTGGAGAAAAAGAGTGCAGGTACAGCAGTCTATCAGGAGATGAGACGTATGGGTATCCCTGTACAGGAGTATACCCCACATAGAGGCTCAGGAGATAAATTAGCACGTTTAAATTCTGTAACAGATATTGTATCTTCTGGTTTGGTATGGGTTCCAGAAACAAGATGGGCAGAAGAATTGATAGAAGAGGTTGCAGGATTTCCATTTATGAGTCATGATGACCTCGTAGATTCTACTGTTATGGCTTTGATGAGGTTCAGACAGGGGGGTTTTATAAGACTACCGAATGATGAACCTGAAGAAATAATATATTTCAGACGTAGAAAAAGTGGATATTACTAATGGAAAAACTATCGACTAGGCAACTTATGGAAAATTTTTTAGATATGGAAGCTGCTAAAAACATGAATATGTTAGAAGTAAAACTTATTGACATGGGTGTGTTTGGTGATGAGTTAGAACAGAGAATGACGAGCAGGGCATATGAACTACAAAAAGAAAAAGAGAGAATATTAGGTGGTATGTATAGTGGTGGAATCGTTGATCTTATAGGAGTAACACAATGATAGAAAAAGGTATGGATCCAGCTCCTAATGGGATGGATGACATGGGAAATGCAGATTTAGAAATAGATATTGTAAATCCTGACATGGTAACATTAGATGATGGTAGCGTAGAAGTTACGATTATACCTGAAGCTACACCAGCAGACATGATGCCGTTTGATGGTAACTTGGCAGAGATATTGGATGAAAGTCAGCTAGCAGCGTTGTCAGGTGACTTACTTAGTATGGTAGAGTCTGATATGGACAGCCGCAAAGAATGGGCTGACATATTTGTAAAAGGTTTAGATGTACTTGGGTTTAAGTACGAAGAAAGAACAGAACCTTGGGAAGGGGCTTGTGGTGTTTATTCTACAGTATTAGCCGAAGCAGCTATAAGATTCCAAGCTGAAACTATGAGTGAGACGTTTCCTGCATCAGGACCTGTAAAGACAAAGATACTTGGTGAAGAAACAAAAGAGAAAGAAGCAGCGGCTACCCGTGTAAAAGCTGACATGAATTATCAGTTGACAGACAACATGGTCGAGTACAGACCAGAACACGAACGCCTTTTGTATAATCTTGGTCTAGCTGGTTCTGCTTTTAAGAAAGTATATTACGATCCTAACTTAGGTAGACAGTGTGCTATATTTATCCCAGCTGAAGATGTTATTGTTCCTTACGGTGCATCGCACATAGAAACAGCAGAACGTGTTACACATGTGATGCGTAAGACTAAGAACGAGTTAAAAAAGCTACAGGCTGTTGGTTTTTATCGTGACATGGATTTAGGTGATCCTGAACCATATCATACAGATATAGAAGAGCGTAAAGCTGAAGAGGGTGGGTATTCTCTTACAGATGATGACCGTTACGCTATTTATGAGATACATGCTGATCTTATTATCGAGGGTGTTGATGAATCTGATGATGAGATAGCTAAACCGTATGTGGTTACTATAGAGCGTGGGTCTAACTCTATATTAGCCATACGTAGAAACTATGACCCTGAAGATCAGTTAAAACTGAAGCGACAGCATTTCGTTCATTATGTATATGTCCCAGGGTTTGGTTTCTATGGGCTTGGATTAATACACATTATAGGAGGGTACGCCCGTGCAGGAACTTCAATCATTCGTCAGCTTGTTGATGCTGGTACT